GAACCTGTAGCACCATCTATATTACCAGTAACATTGCCAGTAATATTACCAGTAACATTACCAGTAACACTACCAGTAAGAGGACCAACAAAACTAGCAGCACTTACAATACCACTAAACGTTCCTGTTACTGCATTAACAGCAGAAACTGTAATAGAAGTATCAGCTAAACTTACAGCAATAGTAGGATTACCTGAAGCTCCGTTTGCATTGCCAATAGTAATATGCTGACCAGCTATTAATGTTCTACCATAAACATTTGAACCGTCTCCAGCAAGTAGACCTGTTGTACCTGTTATATCAGTAATATTATTAAGTTGTGCAGCGGTAGCGGTTAAAGATGATCCATTTAATTGGAAGGTTCCGTTAATATTTACAGCAGCATTACTAAGTTGTAAAGATGAATCAGTTCCTTCTCCATCTGATACGGGACGAATTGTTCCATCTATTCCACTATTACTATTACTTACCTGTAAAAGGTCTTTATAAGTATTAGCTATTTGTTTTCCTGTTAATGTAGCCATTAAATTACATTCCACTCTTGAGTTGTTTCATTCCAAAGAGACGTAGTACTCTCCCAAAGAAGATTTCTATCGTCATTTAAAGGAGGCCTAGCATTTTTAATAACTGTATCGTCTTTTGTTACCGGTGTTTTATTTTGGGGATTATTTTTTAAATCATAAGCACCTTCCCAATCTTCAGGGCACACCAACAATCCATAACTATTTAATCTCATAACTCTATGAGGATATCTAAAACCACAAGTATCGCAAATAGCTAAAGCTTTTTTATTACTTGCCATATCCTTAAACTCTATTTATTCTTGGAAGAATATACATGCTTGCTCTTTCCTTATCTTCCATCATAGCCCTGTCTAATAGCTCTTCGTAGTTCTGTTTTAGAAATGTTATTTTCTGTGGAGGAATATTAGCTCTTTTTGTTGACATATAGAAAGCTAATCCAGCCGAAAGGCATGGCAGAAATCTTTTAGGAACATCAGCATTTTGTGTAGCAGACCTATTAATATCACTAAGCTCACTAATCTTTTCTATTTTTAATTTATCTGTAGAGTTTTCAGGGATAGGCCAAAGATAAATAGTAGGGTTATCTCTATCTCTCTTTACTGTATATTGTGTAGGTCTTCCCGTCTGTCCTTTAGTTGGTATCTGTAGATATTCTTCATATGAAATCCTAGTTAATGGTAAATCAGTATTACTTCTATTAATGATAACTTGTAAGGCATCAATAGTTGAACTCCCTAGCGCATAAGAAGATACACTAGTTGTTACCGTAACAACAGACGCTTCAGTACTCCATAGGAGTATTCCTCTATTCTGCCAATCTTTAAGCATTAGATTTAGAGAGCGTCTTGCAGATGCAGGCTCGTACCCAAGAGTTTGTTCACCACCGATCATCTCGGTAGCTTCTTGGATAACATCATCTATATCCAGATTAAAATTAAATGTACTACTTACAGCCATTAGCTATTCCTTAATTAAACTTGACCACCTTCTCTATAGCCGTGCATAGTCTTACTTTCAGATACTAAACCACCACCAGCACGATAGGTTGTTTTAACTTGCCCACCTTTTTTACGGACAGGGTGTTCTCGTTGACCACTAGACTTACGTTTTGTTAGTCCACCAGCACTCTCAACCTCCCCAGATTTTGCAATTCGTTGCCAATCAGGAGTTTGTTTAGCTCCATAAGTTCTTTTTACATTTCCTTTAATAGCGGCATTTAAAAGCGCTATTTCTTCTTCTATTTCTTTCATTAAGTTATTATCTTCAACTACTTTTTTAGCAGCATTAACTCTTTTCGATGTATTAGTACTCTTTTCAAGATTCTTAGCAGCCTGTCTATTTTTATTTCGTCTAGCTATAACCTTTTGAAGTTTATTTTCAGCTTTATTAAGTTGTACTTCTTTTTTTTCTATATCGACTTTAACACCTTTACGTCGCTTTGCAGCACTACCGAGTATACGTCTACCTATTGTTCCTACTGCCATAACTATTTACTCCTCTACCAACGGTATTTTCCTGATGCGCCCTTCGGACGGGGTTTAATGGTTCGACGCTTCGGCTTTTCCCCTTTCGTCGTCATGTGGGGTTTACGCTTCCTAGAACCTTTTGCTTTTTTTCCTACTGACTTTAAAACTTTTGATATAGGCATAACTATTTACTCCCCTTTGGTTTTCTAGCGGCTCCCCAGCCCCTATATTTATTAGAACTTTTCTTCTTTGACTTTCCTTTAATCTGACCACCTTTTTTGGTAATCTGAAAGCCTTCCATTTCAATAAAGTCTTCTAAAGTAGGCATCTCACCTCTACCTGTTAGGCCCATCTCCTCTGCAACCTGTTGTCGAGGAGGAGCATATTCCCCAGTATTTCTAACCTGTTCTCCCTTACGTCCCGGTCTTGCCGCTCTTGGGCCTCCAACAAGACCTTGTGCAATTCTAGCTCTTCTTTGTGCAGAAGACATTTTTGGAGAAAGAACTTTTGAAAGGGCAGGACTATTTATACCTTCAGCTACTTTATACCTCTCAGCTAAGTAATCAGGACCAGTAGCTCTACGTCTTGGGCTACCTGCTACTTCCAGATCATCAGCCCTCTGCGCTCTGGTCAGTGCAGCTAGTTCTCTTTCTTCCCTACGAGTTCTTTTAGGTTCACTACCTTTTTTCTTCTTATCTTTTTTCTTAGGTTCAGGTGATCCAGCTTCTTTCCATTTTTTTACAGATGTAAAACCAGCAGCTTTAGCTTTCCTCTTAATAGATTCTGGAATAGCCTTACGACCTTTTTTTGATCCTTTTGGACGACCTCGTTTAGCTGCCGTCCTACCTATTGCTCTTACTGCCATGATACTACTCCTTATAGGTTACTTCTTTACCAGCAACATAGTCCACAACTACATCTTCTTCTGGACCTTCAACCGCTGGACCTTTACGAGCAGCACCAAAACCCTGACCAGTAGGATTTCCAGTTACATCTCTCATGGCCTTCTCATATGCAGCATATCCCTTTTTATCATATGAATATGATTTTCCCTTAAACTCAGGCATCTAACCTCTCCCCCTATTCATTTTTCTAAAAGTCTTTGCTAAATTAGCTTGCCTACGAGTTGTAGAATTTTCTGATTTAGCAGCTTTATTAAGTAACTTTACTGGAATCTTTTTACCTTTTGGAACATTTAATTTCTTTCTTAAAGCTCCCGGTTTTTTAACCGCCTTCTGTATCCACTTCTTATCTTTTTTAGGTTTTTTATTACCAGTTAACTGCTTTCCAATTTTAGCTCTTGTAATAGTCATTAACTACTACCTTGAATAATTGTATCCGCACTACCAGCAGGACTTGTATTATTCTGCATATCATCCTGTCTTGTACGTCTAGCCTGATTTCTCAAGCCATCAATACAGTTTTTATATTCAGCTTGCCAAACTGTAACAGTATTAAAACTTTTTAAGAATAACGATGCTTCGACCATAGATGCATAGAATAATGCATCATAACAAAAATCTGAAAAGTAATTATTGGGTGCCGCATCCGATAATGATACCGGTCTTTTAACATATGTAATTTCAGTACTATAGGCTGAGTTAGGTGTAGGTGCTAAATAAATCTGAGTATTACCTCTCATTGTGTAATACTTAGGCTCCCCTACAGAAACAGTATGGGGCCAATAATCATAAAGATATTCTTGAGTTCTTCTTAAAAGATTTACTTTTTCTGAATCTGAGTTTGTAATATTTACATTACGCACAATTCTAGTATTATCCGCTAGACAAACTAACGGACTACCTACATTTGCAGCTACAGTCACAATAGAATCTAGGCCAAAATCATCTAGTTCTTTAATAAGTTTATTTTCAGCCTTATTAATAAACTTTGGAATTTGATCACTAAACTCTGTCGAGTCTACTTCAGTAGTATTTTTTATATCTGTTACAAGATAACTATACGAAGCCATTTATCTACCCATAGAATACAGTAATTACAGCCGCACTGGAAGGTGCAGAGACTTTCGCTACTCCTTTAACAAGAGGTCCGTAATCACCTAGATAGAGATCAGTTCCAGCTACCGCCTTAAATTTAATAGCTGTACCAGCGCTAGAATCAACTTGCTTTTCGCCTGTAACTTGATAAACTCCAGCAGCATCAGCATAAACCGCATAGATACGAAATCCAGTATCATCAGTATTAGTTTGGTTCAGAGTAACAGATGTAGTAATATCAACTAGAATACCACTACCAGTTCCACCACCATCAA